TCATTCTTCCTTTTTTAGTTGGAATAATTTCGGCATCTTTTTCTTGACCATTATTAATCATAAACTCACCACCTTCATATTCTTCACCCGGTTCATTCACACACATTGTAATAGATAATTTTCTTATCTCATTCATATCAGCAGGAACATTCTTACCCATGATTGTGTCCATATGATAATCATATCTACCTGTTTCATGTGCTTCATATTCTGTATATTGGAATGTATCATAACCATTCAGTTCAAAACCATAGTATTGATTGTTGATAGAATCAATAACATAATTCATCTTTTGAAAAATCCATGATGTATCTGCATTGGCAGGTTCCCAATTGTAGAATTTTACATTTGATACTCTAACATCCTCATTAGGTTTTTGTTTAACAACTTCTTTTCCAGTTTCATCTTTTTCTACATTACCAACTGTTGTGCCTCTCTCAACGCCTTGCGTATCAAAGTAAGCACACATTTTATTCAGTTCTTCATCACTAAACGCACCATCCCAATAACACCAAGGATAAAAGATTCTCTGTCTTTCTTTTGGATAATTGTAAATTGTTTTGTAGTTCATTCTGTTCTTTCCGTATTTAATGCTTCAACATACAGTTCACGCATTAGAGTTTTAAGTTTTTCACTCTCAACATTCAAGGTCAAATTATCAATATACTTGGACAAGATTGTCATTGTATCTTCAGCTTGGTCAATCAATTCTTGGTCGTTCTCAATTACAGTATCAGTAAAATCTTCAACAATAGAAATGTCTGACACACCTGATTTATACAAGTTGTCAATCACGGTATCAAATAGATATGGATTCTGTTTGTTAACAACAATCACCTTCACATATGTCTCTTTCAACGGAGTGAAATCGTATGACTTCCAAAATTCAAAGTCAGTTACCGCATCATCATAAGACAACTTATGGAACATGCGATATGGATTCTGTATGAATTCAAGTTCACGGGTATTCGTATCAAAGGTATGAAAACCTCTTGGGTCGTTATAATCAGCCCAAGTCATCTCGCCTGGTGTGCCAACATAGTAGATATGCCCATCATTTGATTTATGATGAAAGTGACCAGTCAATACGATATCATACTTGTTTAAGGGTTGTTTGTCAATACCACCGTGGCAAACATTACCTCGGTCCATTTCAAACCCATCAATCTCAAAATGCCCAAAACAAATTTGATTTTTGCTATTCTTTATTTGTGTGAAGATTTCTTCTTGATTGCCTGAACAGAGCCAAGGCACAATATCAATCTCTACACCATCAAACATTATTGAATCAAACTCATCATATATCCTAATGTTCTCATAATCTTGCAACAATAAAGATGTAGAATTTACTTCAAGTGTATTCTTAAAAGCAACATCATGGTTACCAAGTAATGTATGAAGTGAAATATTGTTGTCACGGAGTTTGTCAAAGAAGTATTTGCGGCACAAGTATAGTGAATTGAAGTTAATAAACTTCCTGCGGTCAAACAAATCGCCAAGCTGAAAAACCGTATCAATCTTATTTTCGATTAGATACGGGAAAAATGTTTCATCATAGAATTTTTTATAGTAACGGTGAAACTCCAAAGAATCACCACGCATACCGAAATGCGTATCACCTAGAATACAAATTTTCATAATCTATATGATATCATAATTTTAACTGTTTGTCAATGGTTCTGTAGGCAATTCTTCAATGAACTTTTCTAGGCCTTTTGTTTTGCCGTCTTTCTTTTTCTTTTTACTTTCTTCAAAGTTTTGAATGAACTCGGAAATGTTATCATACATTTGAAACTGTTTCATTGTGCCGTCAGAGTCTTCATACATTTCAAACTCATCAAGTATACCAAACTGTTCTGTTGCCTTGTATTTGACATAGAGTTGTTTTTTCTCTTTCATAATACGGCGTAGAAAGGCAAAGTAAATAATTTGGGTAAAGTATGCAAATGGATTCTTTGACTTATCAGGATCAAAATTACGGAAGTACATCAAACAGTTTTCGATGCCGTCTGATATCATTTCATCTCGGAAAGAATAAGAAAAGAAGTTAGGTTTGCGAGACAGGTGTTCTGCAATTTTCAGGAAACATTCTCCAATATAATTTGGAATTTGTGGATCTTGTTTACCTTCTTCTTTGGCAACCACACACTTCTTCTTGTACTCTATAAGAGCCTCTAGAAAATCTGCGTTGTTCACATAATGTTTTGGTTTCTTTTCACTCATTTTATCACACTTCACTTTCGTAGAATTTAGCAATCCATTGCCGTTTATCATATTTGTGGTCAGCATACGGACCGTTTTTATCTACATAATGCATGAATACTTGCCCCATCCTATAATCAGAAGGACCTTCACATACATCACGCCAATGCTCTAACTCACAGCCACGATACACTACTGCATCGCCAATGTCAAGCGAATATGGTGTATCTACCATCCATATTGGCCAATTGTACCCGCCTGTATCAGCAAGTTTCAAAGTAATTGATATCTCACAGGATGGTCTATCTTTATGTTTCGCTAAAGTATCACCTGGTTTATACAATCTAGTGTAAGTGTAAGTAGGCCACAATTCCAAACCAGTGATTTCTTCCATTTTAGGTCTCATCATCTTCATCAATGTTTCCATTGCCATGTCACCATGTTTAGCATGAAATCCCATTGGTACTTGTGGGTCTGGTTTTGCTGTGCCTGTTGCAACGGCAATGTGTGTACTCAACCTAAGATAATTAAATAGGTACTCTGCTGTATCTTTTGGAATAAAATTCTTAACTAACACATATTTTTGTTTTTGAAACGTCTTCACACACTTACTCATATTTGCCTTATTTAGCTGTTGACAAACGGCTTGACATGTCGTATACTGTCGGTGTTCCGTTTGAAATTAATTATTAATGTAACCTGTTACTTCTCTTACGATGAATGATTTCCATCGCTTCGGCCTTAGTCAGAGTTTCTTCGTTCTCTTCCTCAATATCTAACTCATCGTCATTCTCATTATCGGTCATGGCTTCTTTCAAGTTATTAACGAGGGTGTCATCTCTCATATTCTTCAACTGTTCCGTATTAATCATGTTACCGTAATACTCAACAAGAGCATCTTTCGGGTCAATCATGGTGAGAATGTCAGAAGAATAAATTGTAGCCATGTTATCTTTAATCAACTCAATTGGTAACCAAGGTAACATCATCATTACTGTACCTTGAGAAGTTCTTTTAAAGATGAGATGCATTGGATTATTTAACATAACCATTTCTGATTCATCATCTTCAATGATACTTGCAATGATATCCTCTCCGCTTTGCAAACGGACTATCTTAACGCCTTGGATTAATTCATTCATTTTTAAGATTGATATTGTAGAACTTGTATTTAAATTTTTCATCATCGTATATTTTAACACGTTCTACAAAATGATGCAAGCTGTAATTGGTATATTTGCCTATTCTGAAATCATCAGATATATCAAATAGAGTGGCTTCTTCTTTGTTGTCTCCTAATCTTAATCCTCTTCCTATGGATTGGAGATTACGAATACGAGACTTTGAAGGAGAAGCAAAAATAATATTGTGTAAGTTGCGAATGTTAACGCCAGTAGAAAAGGTGCCATAAGAAGCCACGATAATAGCGTCTTTTTCTTTTTCAGTAATTGAACGAACCGATTCCCGAATCTCAACATCGGTGCCACCAAAGACAAAGAATACATGCCTATTTTTTGCATGTTCTTTAATAAGTGCATGTAACTCCTTGCCGTGTTTTTCAACAAACTGAAACAACACAAGTGTATTACCTTTGAGAGACAACACCAAATTTTTGATAAACTCATTTCTTGGTTTGCTTTTAACTATGTAGTCTATTTCGGTTTGATAGTCCCAACTTCTTGCTTGTTTACATATTGATTCATCATATTTCAGAATCAAACATTTAATTTTGAATGCTGCAAGTTGTCCTTTTTCCATCAACTCGGCGGTAGATGTTGCCTTGTAAACAGGTCCAAATAAACCTTCAAGTACAAGTTTATGTGTTTGTGTGCCATCAAGTGTACCTGTTGTGCCAATACGATACTTGGCATTAGTACAACCTGAAAGAATAGTTGTCAACGATTTGGCCTTGAATTGATGTGCTTCATCACCAAGAACAAAGTCAAATTGTTCAAAGTACTCTTTGTCGTTTTTATAGATTGATTGCCATGTAGTAATAGTTAGAAACATGTTTGTGTGTTTCTCTTTACCAGAATATTGGCGATGGCAGTATTGGTCAGAATCATAACCATAATCTGCAAAGTCTTTATACATCTGTTCAACTAAAGAAGTTGTAGGTACAATTAACAGACCTTTTTTATTCTCTATTTGCAAATGGCGAATGATGAGATAGATGATTAAAGACTTACCAGATGCAGTAGGAGACAGTAGGAGAATACGCTTGTTTCGTATTGCATGTACGAATGACTTCAGTTGATAGTCTCTTACTTCAAGTGGTATATTTAATGTTGAGATGAATTGTTCAGCTTCAGCTAACGAGTAATTCTCTGCAGCTGAAATTTCAGAATCAATTTCTAATGTGTAATCCCGTTCTTTACAAAATGTTTCAATGTAGGGAACAAGACCATGATAGATGGTGAAGTTTCTTAGGTCTGCAAGCCTAATCTTACCATCCCATACCCGTGACTTATATGCAGGAGTAAATTGATAACCTGGAACATAAAATTCAAAATATATAGAA